GTCAACAAAAGAAAAAACGGTAGAGGTTCTCTTGGTAGAAAACAACAGTGGCGTTGGCAGTGTGGTTATAGAGATGCATATCAAGTTTGTGTTTTGTTTTGGCCACATGCACACGTGAAGTTAGAGAAGATACAAAAAATTATTGATCATTATTCTGCTGATAAAATAATGAATGGTAATGTAATTGATCTTCAACATTATAAAATGTGGATGAGTTTAGAATGACAGCTGGATATGGAATAGGATTTTTAGCTATTGGTATGTTAGGAATAGTCATAGTTGGTTTTGTAGCGTGGTATATTATTAACGAGGTAGAAAAAAATGACGAAGAATAAAAAAGGTTTTAAGTGGGACGGTAAGTCTAGAGTTGTAACTGATGTGTATCGTAAAAGATTTACTGAGATCTTTGGTAAAAAAATTAAAGAGGATGAAGAGTTAGAAGGATACTATATCGATGATGATGGTATAAAGGTTCTAACTAAGAAAAAATGATGGACGATAAAGACTTAAAAGAATTTCATAACATTGGTATGCCTATCCCGAAGTCGGAAAAATACAACTATATCAATGGTAAACAGATCACGGACCACGAAACAGGGACCAGGGTCTATGAGATAAAAAATGATAGACTTCCTAGTGTGACTACGATATTAGGAGCCACAAAAAATCAACAATTCATAAAAGATTGGAAGGCGAAAGTCGGTGAAAAAGAGGCAGACAGAATTAAAAATTTATCTAGTAAACGGGGTACCAGTATGCACAAATTCCTCGAATCTTATATCCAAGGAATTGGGTACGATGATCTTACAGGGCTCGGACAGGAGGCGAAAACCATGGCCGAAAAAATTATTGAAGTGGGTCTTACGCCAGTACAAGAGTATTACGGTTCTGAGATCACGTTACACTACCCGGGTCTATACGCAGGTTCAACAGACTTGGTATGTTTGCATAATGATATGGAGACTATTGTTGACTTCAAACAAAGTAACCGTCCGAAGAGGGAAGAATGGGTCGAAGACTATTACCTGCAGATTGCAGCATACGCCATGGCCCATGACTTTTATTACGGGTCCAACATACAGCAGGGAGTTATCATGGTATGCACGCCTGACCTATATTATCAAGAGTTCAAGACACAAGGAGCGAATCTTAGAGCCTGGAAACACAAGTTTCTTAAACGATTAGACATGTATCATGAACTAATTTTTGATGAGAAAGAAAAAACAACACCAATGAAAGCGGAGGATTTTGATGAACGAAAGACTTAGAAGTGTAATGGTAGCCAGGTACAAGGCTGTCATAGAGGATGCTAAATACAAGATAAAATGTTATAGCGACCAAGAGATAATTATACCCGAACACCCGGATATCACGTTAGAGATAGACAAGCTGTTAGAAACAATGTCAAATGCAGAAGAAAAGTTGGCAGTAATTGATTTATATTATGGCAACAATAAGGCAGATAAAGCTATTCTGTAGCCAGTGTATATGTATGGTAAAAGTTTTAAAAAAAAAAATAAAAAAAGTTGAAAAAAAAGTGTCTTTTTGTCGTTTTGGGCTATAAGTGTTGGTATACAACAATAATAGTTGCCAAATTGTGCTAAAAAAAAGTGTCATCCGACAGATTATTTTGTCACTTTCAGATTGCCCGCGCGAAAAGCGATTTAGTTTGGCCTTTTTTTTGATTTTTTTACCATACATATACAAATATGAAAACATTAAGGTTGATGACAGAAAAAGATTTTTGGGATATATTCCACAAAAAACATAATCCAAAATACCATGCCAAGAAAAACAAGACGAAAAACAAATACCAATCCAAGCGTAGAAAACAAGATACCGTTTGCTAAGTATCGTGTTGAGTGGGTTGATTGTGTTAGTGACAGCGGCTGGGCTGACGAGAAAGAGTTTACCAAGATGAAGTTAGCTAAACCTGTAAACGAGGGTTGGATATTTTCTAAAGACAAAGAGTCTATTAAGATGTTTGCTTCTTACGACAAAGAAGATGATGGTAGTTTTACTTTTGGGGATCGGACGATGATTCCGGCTTCGTGGGTGAAGAAGATGACGAAGATTCAATAACTTCATCTGGCAATGCCTCAACAACCTTTGCATTCAGAATCGGCGCGTAGTCATCTAATATTTTTTGCATTTTTAGTTCTAGCTCTTCCTCTGATAATTCTTCTAGCTTACCTGTTTTTATTATCTTTCGGTCTATGTATAGTCCTGCAGCCATACCTCTGTTCTTTTCAGCGTTGGTTGCAGCAGAGAAAGCACCCTTCTTCAAAGCCTCTTCTCTAATCTTACCAAGTTCTGCTACGTGTTTGTCGTATGTAACTTCATACTTTTTAAGTTTCTCTTCTCGTAACGCACCTATGTATTGCACGACCAGCGGAGACAGTCTAGGGTTCTGTAGTTCTGATGCTTCTACTCTAGCACGCTTCTCACTGTACCCAGCAGCTATCGCTGCGTCTGCACCTGTGGTCCTGCCTTCGTTGAATACTAAATATTCTGCAAATCTTTTTTGCATTTCTGTTAATCTTTTTGGAACACCCATGTTGACATTTTAAGGTAACATGTCTATATTGTCAACATATGAAAGACGTAATAGACTTTGAGAAAGCCAAGAATGAAAAGGGCTATCATGATTTAGAAGCAACAATAGATAGATTGCGTAATAACATTCGTGATTTGTTATCTATGAATACACAATACAAAACAGAACTTGCAGATCAAATAGTTAAGATAAACAAATTAGAGCAAGAGGTAAAAGATTTAAAAAAAGAAAGATCGGATTACTACGGTGCTAGTTAGAGACTTACAACAAATACTTGGAAACTTTACAGACAAGTTTAACAAAGGTGCTGGCAAGGTAGAAGGTAAAGGTAATGCTATCATGTATGCGAAAGTATATATTGATTTAGGCAATGGCAGATTATCTGAGATACAAAAAATAGAAGCACAAGAGAATACTTTAATAGGAGCTAAAGAAGGCGTAAGAGTTGTACTAAAACCACAACCACAAAATAAATCTAAAATAATTATATAGAAAGGAGTTACTGTGTTTGAAATAACAGAAGACCAAAGAAAACAATTGTTGGCCTACATGTGGTCGAGACCGTACGGTGAAGTTGCACAATTAGTTGCAATGTTAGCGTCATTGAAGTCAAAAGAGAATGACAATGCTACCTCGAAAAACTAGGTGGGACCAGAGGCTAAATTACATAAAAAACTTGTCAAAGCAACTCCTAGAATTGTATGGAATAGGTTGGAAAACCTTAGCAATGTTGGTTGTCCTGATCTATTGGGGTACAATGCTTTTCATACCTTTTTTACAGTAGAGTTAAAAGTAACCAAGGGTAAAAAATTAAAGTTTAGTCCACACCAAATTGCGTTTCACGTGAAACATCCTGACAATACATTTATCCTAGCAGAGACCCTCAGTCCAAGAGCCGTGAATCGTTTTCACATGTACCGTGGTTCAAGAATCCTGGAGCTTGACGCTTGTGGCTTGAAGCTTGATGCTTGTAGCTTGGGGCTTGACGCTTGCAGCTTGATGCTTGACTCGCTTGGAGCTTGAAGCTTGTTGCTTGTGGATTAAACCTTTGTTTGCATTTGAGATTGGTCTTGGACCCGGCAGCTTGTAGCTTGTGGCTTCAGGCTTGTGGCCCGGACCAGGATGCACGCTTGTTGCTTCCGTCGAAGCTTCGTCGCTAATGACCTGATCCGATTTATTACGTAGCTTGCGTAATTCTTTATAATATTTTGGATGTCTGAACATTAATGTTTACCGTATGAAACTACTTTTACAGCAGGATCCCAGCATTGTCTACAGTCTCCGCATTTGCCGCCCTGGTTAGGTGCCGGGCAGCTCGCGCCAGTGTCAACAACCATTGAAGAGTTTGGCCACGTGTCCACCCGCTGGCCCATCATAGGAGGGCTGAACCTGATCACCAGGTTGGCCGGCTTCCTGTCCAGCTCGTTCTTGATCCATGCTTCACGGGTTGGCAGCCAGTGCCTGGTGTCCGGTGTAGCTTCGCAGATCTTATAAATATTGTTTAAGTGTTCTAAGCTCTGTACGTCTCCTGCGTCGTGCCATCTAAACCACTTCTGACGCTTGATGACTGCAATCATTGCATCCACCCAGCGCGGGTCCTTCATTGCTTCCAGTCTCCGGTATTGCGCGTCCTTGATTGCTTTGTACCTGGTGTAGTTGCCCTTCAATGCATAACAGCTGGCACAGACTGAGCCAGGTATCTTGCGCAGCTTGGAGCCGGTCTTGCATTCCCACGCTGGCAGGCTGTAGCTCAGTCCAGGCATTTTGCTTGTTCTTGTAAATGAGTCTGTTATTTTAATTGCTTCTTTTACTTTCACGTTCAACCCTCCTCTCAAAATCTTCTCCGGCTAGCGTTATAATTCTGTCAACCAGATCCCGGTATTCACCAATTGGCATTAGACCAGCCAATGAGCTAACGGTGCAATCCTTCCATCTGTCAGTCCATTGCTGCTTTGTGTTTTTAATTTCTTTTCCAAACATTGAATAAGTGTCTATTGTTTTTTCTTCTTTCATGATTTCTCCTTTAGTTTATAGGACTTTATAACGACATAATTTAATCTTGTCAAGCTTGCAGCTTGAAGCTTGCAGCTTGCGGCTTCCTTCTTGTAGCCGTTGGCCTCGAGCCA